AACAGTAGCCTGATTAAGTTTATCAATCATTCCATTAAGTTTGTATGATACTGATTGCATCTGATCTTTGAATAGACCAGACATATCAGAGTCCATCATCAACGCATAGTATTCAGATGACTGTGATATTTTTGCAACAGCAGTCTGGTTCTTACCATACTTGCCAGAGCTAGTCCAAGTAAGACATTCAGTAATACTGCAACCAAATCGCAACACAAACATATTTAGTTTGCCGATAAGAATATCGTGCAACTTAGACTGCATATTCTTTACATCTTCTAGATTGTGAACTTGTATCTCGTTAGGATTATCCATACCATAGATACCTTCACGATCAAGCTCACGATTAGCCTTGAGATCAACAAGGTTATCATCGAGCTTAGAACATAAATTACCTAGAGATATATAGAACAGTATCTCCTCATGTATTAGTTTAGCTAGTGCATTACGATAACCATAAGTCTTGACAGACCTATCAATCTGGTTAGCGTCAGCAACCATAGTCATAACCTCAGCTGTCTCCTCGACAGGAAACTCTGAGAGTATAGTATCCATTTTGTATTCGTTAGAAGTATTCATAGTTTGTCCTTTCATTTGTATTTAGTTATGTGCAAAGCAACACATGAAGCCTTGCACACCTGCATAAGGCATTTATGTGTTGCACACATAACATACAAAGAAGCAAGGACAGACGAAGAAGATGACGATAAAATGATCTGATGCATGAAAAGTTTGAGACTTCAACAATCAAATCATATAATAAAAACAATAAGACAAATCAAACCCACAAAGCCTTAAGCTTGAATGCGAAGCAGAAAGCGAAAAGGCGGGGTTTTAAAGCCGCCGTAGGCGTCAATGCCGCTGCGAAGCAGCGGTAATAATAAAAGGGGGGTTTGTATTGAGACTAATCATAGGAGGAACAACATATGCCATTAGTAGGTAATGTAATATTTGGGGAAGATAACTTTGGTATCACCCAAGCAAGAGCATACTCAAAGATGAGTGGACATAAGATTGAGCCAAGTCCTAAGATAGAATTGATCTTTAAAGGCTCAAATTTCAACGAGGATGACCAAGAAGGTGCATCAGAAGGGGTAAGTACCCTTTTTAACAAAATAGGAGAATAATATGCGAAAATGGATGGACTATGCCCAAGAGAAATGGGATGGAGTATCGAAAAAGCATAAGATAGCGGCAGCAGTCGTTATTTTAATATTAATAATAGCAATAATAGGAGGCTAATATGCCAATGGTAAACGGAAAAAAGTACCCTTACACGAAAAAAGGTAAGGCGATGGCTGCAAAAGCTAAGAAAAAGAAGAAAAAAATGATGAAAGGTAAGAAAAATGCTTACTAAGAAACAAAAAACACTGCCACCGAAGCTTCAAGAGAAGATTATAGCTTCAAAAAAGAAGGCAAATGGCAAAAAAAAGCCTAATGGGATGAAGAAAAAGCCCAATGGCATGAAAAAAAAGAAAGGTAAATAGCATGGCTTATGTATCAATAATGAATGCAGCTTTAGGACTCGCAAGAGGTGCAAAAGCTGGTGCAAAAACATTTGCTAGAACAAAAACTGGTAAAAGACTCATTAAAAACAGAGGAAAGATCGGTGCTTTAGCAGGTGCATCTGCTGGTTTACAGATTGGATCAGCTACAGAAAAGAATAAAAACAAGAAATATTTGGTTTAATGAATAAAGATTTAGAATTTGTTGACCAGTTTCGTAAACAATTATTAAGAAAAAAAGAATCTGCACCTATCAGGAAGAAAAAAGAAGAAATAGAGGTTGTATTTGAACCTGAACCTGACATTAGGATAGCGGTAGATAACACTAAAAAAGGATTATTATAATGGCTAAGAAAACTAGTTTAGTTGAGATTGCTGATATGATTGCAACTTTATCTCCAAATGAAATGGCTACCCTTGGAAAAATTGTAATGGCAAAACAGCAAATGGCAACACCAATGCAAGGTGGGGTTTCTAATGTGCCTGGACCAATGCCTACAACTGGTATGGCAGCAGCACCTCCTAGACAACTACCGCCACAAATGACACAACCACAACCTAGGCGACCTATGCCTCCTACAACTAGGGATGCAATGATGCCTGGACTATTAAGATAGGAGAATAAATATGGCTTACGGAGCAATAATAAAAGGTCTTGCACTTGGAGCAACAGGTCTTGCAGGATATGAAATAGGTAAATCTGCTGAAAAAAAGAGAAAAAGAGTAGCAGAAAAGAAACTTAATAAAGCTTTGAAACAACATTTTAATGCTATGAGAGCAAGAGGCTAATCAATGAGAGGCGGTAAAAGACCTGGAGCTGGTAGACCCATTGGTGTCAAAGACGGAACAAAAGGCATTAGATTAGAGGAAGAATTACAAAAGATGAGTAAAACACCATTAGATTATATGATTGCAGTATTGAACAATCCAGGAACATCACCAGAACGTAAAATGTGGGCAGCTGAAAAAGCAGCTCCATATCTCCATCCTAGACTTGCATCAAAAGAATTAAAGGTATCAGGAGATGAAAACAAACCAGTAAAGATTAATTTATGCCAAAGTCCAGAAAAGGATTAGAAAAAGAAATAACCATACCTTTTAAACCTCGTAAATATCAATGGGAGGTTTTTAATAAGTTAAAAAGATTTAATGTTATTGTTTGCCACAGGCGTTTTGGAAAAACCTGTTTGGCAATATGGAAGATAATTACTACTGCTGTAGAAAAGCCAGGAGCCAGATTGGCATATATTGCTCCTACCTATCGTCAAGGAAAAGCTGTAGCATACGACTACCTCAAAGAATACACAGCACCGATAATGAAATTAGGTGGGGGTAGAAATGAAACAGAACTAAAGATTGACCTTTGGAATGGTAGTAGATTACAAATATTCGGAGCTGACAACCCAGATGCTCTCCGTGGACTTGGGTTCGATGGCGTTATTCTCGATGAGTACGCCCTCATGTCTCCTAGGACATGGACAGAGATTATTAGACCTGCTGTATCAGACAAACTTGGCTATGTTATTTTCATAGGAACTCCTATGGGTCATAACCAGTTCTGGGAAGTATATGACTTCTCAAAAAGAACTGATAGTAAAGAATGGTTTGGATGTATGTACAGAGCATCTGATACTGATGTTATTCCACAATGGGAACTAGAAGATGCTATGCGTACTATGCCAGACTCACAGTACGAGCAGGAGTATGAATGTTCATTCAATGCTTCGGTACAAGGCAGCTATTACGGAGCATTGATGGAGAAAGCTGAAGGCGATAAGCGTATAGGCGATGTACCATACGATCCAACTATAGGTGTAGAAACTTGGTGGGATTTAGGTATTGGTGACTCAACAGCAATATGGTTTGCACAAAGAGTTAATAATGAAGTTAGACTCATAGATTATTTAGAAACAAATGGTGAATCACTTGCATACTATGTTGGTGAACTAAATAAAAAACCATATAACTACTCAGCTCATATAGCTCCACACGATATTACAACTAGAGAACTTGGCACTGGTAAATCTCGATTAGAGGTTGCATCAGAGCTGGGGCTAGACTTTGAAGTAGCTCCAAAGCTTGAAGTTGATCATGGAATTGAATCAGTAAGAAATACCTTGCCTAACTGCTGGTTTGATAGAATTAGGTGCAAACATGGTATCGAATCATTAAAACAATATAAAAAAGTTTTTGATGATAAGAACCAGGTGTTTAAAAATAAACCACATCACAACTGGGCATCACATGGAGCAGATGCATTTAGATATGGTTGTGTAGGTGAAGCACCTGATAGAACAGATTGGGCAAAAGAAATTAATGTAGACACGAGGTATATAATATAATGGCATCACCAAAACCAAAAAATAAAGCATTGTATGCAAGAGTAAAAGCTGAAGCTAAAAGAAAGTTTAAAGTTTATCCTAGTGCATATGCAAACGCTTGGCTTGTTAAAACTTACAAGAAGCGTGGCGGAAAATATTAATGGCTTACCAAGGTGGACTGCGTAAGTGGTTCAAAGAAGATTGGAGAGATGTTAAGACAGGAAAGAAGTGTGGTCGTTCTGGAAAGAAAGATAAAGGTAGACCATATCCAGCTTGTAGACCAAAAAAAGTAGCAGGTCGTATAAGTAAAAAGGAAGCTGCTAAAAAGACTGGACCAAAAAGAGTCAATTGGTCTGTAACTGCATCTGGAAAGAGGAGAAAGAAAAATGGCTAAATCACCAGCGTGGCAAAGAAAAGAAGGTAAAGACCCAAAAGGTGGATTGAATAAAAAGGGAGTTGCATCTTATCGTAGAGCAAACCCTGGTAGTAAATTACAAACAGCTGTTACTACAAAACCAAGTAAATTGAAAAAAGGTTCAAAAGCTGCTAAAAGAAGAAAGTCTTTTTGTAAGCGTATGAAAGGCATGAAAAAGAAATTAACTTCTGCTAAGACAGCAAATGATCCTAATTCTAGAATTAATAAAGCATTGAGAAAGTGGAATTGCTAATGAATGATTATGAATTAAAAGCAATCATATCATCTGAGATACAATCCTCATTAGGATATCTTGGTGGTGAACTAACAGAAGCTAGAGCTAAATCTTTAGATTATTATTTTTCTGAACCGTTTGGAAACGAACAAGAAGGTAGATCTCAAGTTATATCTACAGATGTTGCAGATACAATAGAAAGTATACTACCTCAGATTATGAGAACATTTACTGCATCACCAAAAGCAGTGCAATGTGTAGCTAATAATGCTGGTGATGAATCAATAGCAAAACAAGCTACAGATTATTTGAACCATGTATTCTATAAAGATAATGATGGTTTTACTAATCTATATACATTTTTTAAAGATGCATTGTTACAAAAGAATGGAATTATAAAAGTATTTTGGGATGATTCAATGGATGTTGAAAGATCATCTTATTATGGATTAACAGATGATGAGTTTGCATTATTACTTGCTGATCCAGAAGTAAAAGTATTAGAACATACTGAGTACGAAAGAGATAATGAAGAAGCTTTAAAAGAAGCTCAAAAGTTTTTGAATGATCGAATGATACCAGATCAAGTGCCAATGGCAGAAAAGATGCATGATGTTGTTGTCAATCGAGTAAAGAAAAAAGGTAAGGTATGTGTAGAGAATGTACCACCTGAAGAATTTTTAATTGCAAGAAATGCCAAGTCTATACCTGATGCACATTTTACAGCACACAGAAAATTTATTACACGATCAGAATTAGTTGAAATGGGTTTTGATCCTGAAACAATTGCAAAGCTACCAGCTGATGTAAATAATAAATATTCTGAAGAAAAAGTTTCTCGTAAAAGATATGCAGAAGATGAGGAGACAGCTCCTACAACAGACAAAGCTAATGAAGAAATCTTGATCTACGAATGTTATATGAAGTTAGATGAAGATGAAGATGGTATTGCCGAGTTACGAAAGGTAACTGTAGCAGGTGATAGCTCATATGAAATCTTAGACAATGTGCCTTATGACAGATGCCCATTCGTAAGTGTAACACCTATTCTAGTGCCACACAGGTTTTACGGAAGGTCTATTTCGGAACTTGTTGAAGATGTACAATTAGTAAAAAGTACAATTATGAGACAGTTGTTGGATAATATGTATCTAACAAATAATAACCGAGTTGCAGTTATGGATGGTCAAGTTAATATAGATGACCTATTAACTAATAGACCTGGTGGAATAGTAAGAACAAAACAACCACCACAATCAGTCATACAACCTATGGCTAGTCAGCCATTGAATCAAGCAGCTATGCCATTGCTTGAGTATTTAGATACAGTCAGAGAACAAAGAACTGGTATTACAAGATACTCACAAGGAATGGATGCTGATTCATTAAACAAAACAGCAAGTGGTCTTAATCAAATATTGACACAAGCTCAAATGAGAGTTGAGTTAATATGCAGAGTATTTGCTGAAACAGGTGTTAAACAATTATTTAATAAAATATTAGAAGTAGTTACTAAATACGAAACTAAAGAAAAGATTATTCGTGTGAATGAACAATATGTAACTATGATGCCTATGGAATGGGCAAACAAATGTAATGTTGAAATACAAGTTGGTCTTGGTACTGGTAGTAAAGATCAAGAACTTGCTATTCTTAATGTTATATTAGAAAGACAAATACAAGCTATTAACTTACAGAAGTCAGCTGCTGGACCAATGGTCAATCTTAGAAATGTACACAATACATTAACTAAATTGGTAGAAGCTGCTGGATTAAGAAATGTTGAAACATACTTTACTGATCCAGTTGTTGGTGCTGCACAAATGCCACCTCCACTACCACCACAGCCAACTGAATTTGAAAAAGTTACACTTGCACAAGTACAAGGTGAAAACCAACGTAAGATTCTTGATACTCAAATTAAAGAAAAAGAACTTGAGTTAAAAACACAAGAGATGATGTTAAATATGGAAGTGAGACTAAAAGAATTAGAAGCTAAATACCAGATGAGTATTGATTCTAATGAGATTAAAAAAGAGATTGCAAACATACCTAAAAAAGATAATATTGCGAAAGTAGGAGATCTTGGACAAGAAACAGTAAGACAGCAACAGCAGTTTTTTGATCCTAAAAATCAATGACAGACGCAATAAAATTAAACAAAGAAGTCACAAAAGGTAAAAAAGCCGAAACCATATTAGAGGATGAACTTTTTAAAGAAGCTATTGGTGCTTTAAAAGTTAATTATATGAATCAAATCATAAACACATCCTACAAAGATTCAGATGGCAGAACTGCCATATGGATAGCCATTCATCAGTTAGATAAGGTACATAACCACCTGACTGAATTAATGAATACTGGCAAACTAGCCTCTAAACAATTAGAGGAAATCAAAAAACCAAAATAGGAGGACATTTATGTCTGATGCTGAAAAGCAGCCAACCACAGTTAGTGGAGCTGCACAAACAATCAGCGGTTTACTGAACCCTACAGCGGATACTCAGGAAACTGCACCTGCTACTGAACCAGTAGTTGAAGAAACAAGGCAAACTGAGGAGACATTAGCTCCCAGTGACCTTCCAAACAAAAACTTGTCAGAAGAAGAAACCCAAGAAGATATTCCCCAGGAAGAAGAATCTACTGAGGATATTGTAGAAGAAGTTCAGGAACCTATATTCCCTGTTACAATTAACGGACAAAAATATGAGGTCAACCAAGAGGAACTAATTAACGGATATCAACGACAAGCTGATTACTCTCGTAAAACCGAAGAATTATCTATTGAAAGAAAACAACAAGAAGATCAAATTCGTAGGGAACGAGAAGCCCTTCAATCTCAATTGGCTAATATTTCTACTTTAGAACAATCTTTGAGATCACAATTAGATACAGAAATGGCATCTATTGATTTTGATAAGATGTATGAAGAAGATCCTTCTGGAGCTGCAAGATTACAATATCAAATGCAGAAAAGACAAAGGGATCTAGAAGCTACTAGACAACAACTACAACAATCTCAGCAAGAAGAATATCAAAAGTATATTCAAGAACAAGAGAAACAAATGTATCTCAAAATGCCTGAGATGAAAGATCCTGAAAAGGCATCAACTGTTAGAACAGATATGAAAAGATATCTTACTGACACAGGCTATTCTCAAGCAGAGGTAGCTAACCTTACAGATCATAGAATGCTATTGATACTTAAAGATGCTATGGCATATAGAAAGTTACAAGCTACAAAGCCTGGACTTGCTAAAAAAGTATCAAATGCACCTAAAGTAGTTAAATCTGGTACAGCTAAAACTAAAAGTGAAAAGTTCGCCATTAAAAGAA